CTGTTGCCGCTCTAACTGAGCGCGAAGGGAGAGGAACTCAAGCTCTAAGGCTTGAGCCTCCTCCCAGCACCCTCGCTGACGTATCGCAGCAAGGACGTACTCGATGGGCTGGCGACGGTCAATCCCGCGCCGCTTTTCGAGTTCTCGCGCCCAGCTCCCCGGCGGGCTTTCGTTGTCGATCATTCTCTACCTCATCACTTCCCGGCTCATACACAAATTGTCCACAGGGCCGGTCAGCGGCACTCTGCCAGAAGTCGCAGAAAAGTGCATCTTTCTGCCAGTGGGAGTAGTGGCAACTACTGCAAGTCCACGATTTATCTAGGATATTTTTTTCCATAAAAGTGTGCAGTAATTATCCATTTAATTTGCAATCCAGTAGCGAGCGTATTTCTTGCCATCGGAAGTGTGCAGTAATTCGCTACGAATATTGACACCCGCATCGCGTAGGTTCTTCACCCGAGCGGCGAGCCTGAAGCAATTAAACTTCTCCAGCGCGTCAATCGGGGTCAGTGAGTTACCTGCTTGAAGGTACATACGGATTTGGTCGTTCTGCGTTTGTTTCACGGTTACTCTCCAGTTGATTAATCAATCGGTCTAGATACCATCGTGCCTTTTTAGCGTCCTCAAGCGGCGCGTACTTGTCCCACATCCTCAATGTGTACTTGAGCACTTGCCATTGGAGCGCGCCGATCACCGGATCAGGGGCGCGGATTACCGCGTCCTCGATCACATCGATCGCCTCGTACTTACCCTGCGTGTAGTGAGCAGGGCGGTTCACCATGTCGCTCATCCTTGCCTCCTGTTGGCTTGGATCGTGCGCCATGTATCCATGACGATCCGCTCGGTGTCTCGCTTGTTCGCGATTTTGGCGTAGGCTGCAATCGCTTCCACTAGCTTGTCGTTGGCGGCGAGCGTGTCGGCGTGCTGGATTGCCTCGGCTTGGCGCTCAGCGACGGTGCCAGTGCTAAACGTGAACACCGCTTCCTTAGTACGCTTGAAGATAAACTCAGCACGTTCAACCTCGGACTTGGCTAGTGCGCAGGATTCGTCGGTATCGACTAGGAATCGCAGCGCCTTCTCTGCTCGTTCGTCGCTGATCATATTCAAAAAGGCACGGAATCATTGAAGCTAGGATCAACCGGCTGGTTGACCGCAGGGATAGGCTTCCGCTCCTGCCCGTTCTCAGTCTTGGGCTGCACGCTCAGACTGATAAACGGCACCCCACCGCGTGACTTCTTGTGCCACGCTGAGATACGGTACTCAGTACCCTCGACGTTGATAGTTCCTTTAAAGTCTGGCCGATTCGGATTGTCGCCTTTGTCGTTGTCGAACATGACGCCGCGATTCGTATCGTCATATTGTTTCTGATTCACAGTTCAATCTCCTTCAGTTCATTTACGGTCTGGTCAAGCTCTTTAAGAAACTGGGTCACCTCTGACTCAATCTCAGCAATCAAAGCGGGGTCACGCTCAACGCGGATGATGAGCAGTTGCAAGCGCTCACCGAGTCTCGGATCGTAGGCTACAAAGTCGCACCACCCGCGTCCGGTGCAGAGCATTTGGAACTGCATCTGCAAGATGTATTTCTGCGGGATCTGGCGCGTGCGTAAGTACTCGATCATCGTGGCTGAGTTCGGGCATTTGATCTCTACCAGCCCGTCAGCGCTGACCAACCCATCAGGTGAAGCACCGGCTTCAAGGCGCGGGTGCTTGTGGAAGCCTGTCTCCTCGACGATCTCGCCGGTTTTGGCAGAGTAGGCAGCACGAGCCTCCGGCTCCTTCTCCGTGCCCCATTCCATTGCGGGGCTGCTAAAGCTCGGCGCGACCTCGCCGGTCAAGCGTTCGGAGACGAGCTGGGCTAAGTAGTTAGTCCGACTCGCGCTGTATCCACTCTTGGTGCGAGCCATTACGTCTGCGATGCGACTCGCGGTAACCCGACCACAGCGAGCGGCAAACCAAGCATCTGTACGTTGCTGATCCATGTTAGGCAAGCTCCTTCTTGCGTGCAGCAAACTTGTCGGTTACGTCTCTGCGCAACACCTCGGGCAAGCTCTTGAAGAGCGCGGTCAGGTCATTGACGCTGCCGCAGGCGGCGAGCTTGGCGTCGAGCTCTGCGTGCAGTCCCTCGCGCTCTGTCTCGGGTAGGTCGGTTCCTTGGTACAAGTAAAGACCTAAGCCCCAGAGTCCAATGCACTTTGTCAGGCATCGTTGTATTGCCTTGTTAGTATCGAACGCGTTGGGGTTCTGGATGGCGCGGTTTCGGTTGTCCATCACCGGCAACATACAGGTTTTGACAACTCCTTCGATCTCGACGCTGACCTTAACCATCCCGGTGTCATCTTTAAGATACACAAGCGGAAGCCCATCGTATTCGTGAACGGTGTAGCGGGCGTTAGGGTCAACCTTGAGCACCTCTGCCCATGCGTAGGCCCAGCTTAAATAGGTCAAGCCCCCCTTGCTTTCGGTGTAGGCGTTGACGTTCATGCTTAAGAAATTAGTTGTCACTTTCGTATCTCCAGATTGCAAGCGCGATGTCACAGTCCCTAATGCGCTCTTGTTCTTCCAGTTGCTCTAACTCTTGGTCTTGTTGATGCCACCAAGTCATATCGTCATCGAACATCGGTCACCTCCTCATCGCAGCTGTGGCCGTCGCACGGGTCGATCAAGCCAGCCAGCAAGTAGACTGAAATGATTAGCATCACTAGCGCTATGGCTTGCCAATCAATGCGCTTCATGCTGCAGCCCTCGTGACCATACCCTTGACCACCTCATTGGTTCCGTTGAAGCGGCCCAGTGAGTACGCAAGGCGCAGCAAGGATGCGATGGTGTTCTGGTTGACTCGCAGATGACCACACTCGCAGTCGCCGATAAGTTTAAGAATCTCGAGCTCGTCACCGAGCAGATCGATAGCTGCCTGCCACGGGGCAAGCCCAACAGGATCGCGCTTGATCTGATCCATCAAGCTAGGAATCTCGTCGGGATTCTTACGCAAGAATTCGCTGAAGCATTTGACGCAATCATCGTCGCAGCAGAAATCGTCTTTGGGTTCTTTGCAAGTCTGGCAAATGGCTTGAGGATAAATGTTTTCCATGTCGTTACTCCTAGTGCGTTCTTGTTATCGTGAGCAGATGCTAACACAGAATCGAATCGTTGTGTCAACACTTGCAAACAATATTTTTCTCCGTCACACTCGCGACTGGAGGATTGTTAACTATGACATACGATGATTTAATCAAGACCTACGGCAGCCAAGCTGGTATCGCTCGAGCGTTCGGTTTGAGCCGAGCCAGCGTCAATCGGTGGGCTAAGACCGGCAAGGTGCCCGCACTGCGAGCCTTACAGTTTAAGCACGAGCACAAGCAGGAGGCGCGCATGAGCCGCAAGGCTCTACAAGCCGAGGCTGCGAAACGCTGGGTTGAGCGAGGCTGAAAGTGCGTTACGGAAGCGTCTGCTCTGGAATAGAAGCCGCTACCGTTGCGTGGCATTCGCTTGGCTGGCAACCGGGATGGTTCAGTGAGATTGAGAAATTCCCATCTGCTGTACTTACCCATCATTACCCCACCGTTCCCAATTACGGGGACATGACTCAACACCGAGAATGGCCGAATGAACCAATCAACCTTTTGGTCGGAGGAACTCCTTGCCAGTCATTCAGCGTCGCAGGACTCAGAAAAGGATTGGATGATCCGCGTGGCAACCTCATGCTTACCTACGGCGCGATTGCTCGCCAATATCGCCCCACTTGGTTGGTATGGGAAAACGTCCCCGGTGTCTTGTCATCTAACAGAGGAAAGGATTTTGGCGCCTTCCTCGGGATGTTGGCAGAACTCGGGTATGGGTTCGCCTACCGAATTCTTGACGCTCAGTACTTCGGAGTGGCCCAACGACGCCGCCGCGTGTTCGTTATCGGACACCTTGGAAACTGGCAACGTGCCGCAGCGGTTCTTTTTGAGCGCGAAAGCCTGTCAGGGAATCCTGCGCCGAGCAGAGAAAAGGGGGAAGAAACTGCCAAGTGGGTTACAGCAGGTGTTGGAAAGCGTTATGACCCAAAAACAGAAACTTTGCCCGTAGCCTTTGACTGGCAGTCAGGCGGCGATGCTAGAGGGCTTGACCCTAAAGAAACGGCGATGCTGCAACGCAATCAAGTGCCAGCGGTAGCAACAGCCACGCAAGTACGCCGCCTCACGCCGGTTGAGTGTGAGCGCTTACAAGGCTTCCCCGATGGCTACACCAACATCCCTTGGCGCAACAAGCCAGATTCACCTGATGGGCCACGTTACAAAGCACTCGGCAACTCAATGGCCGTACCAGTGATGCACTGGATTGGGAAGCGTATTAGCGAGGTTGAGAATGCTCAAAAACGACAAACCCCCTGAACGGGGGCTTGACGGATCGCACGGGTCGATCTATTTTGCACTCGGGGTTAGAGTGTAAGGCAATGGTAGGCGACCGCTATACCACTGTCAAACACCCTAACGCCTCGGCCACTCTGGACGGGGAAACAACGCGCAGAGCAGGCTTAAATCTAGACCGGGGCAGCGGGCCTCTA